GATTTTAGTGGTTATGCCACTAAAAATGGTATTAAATGCACGGATGGACGAGTGATTCAGCAAGATGCATTTAAAGATAATCATGGAACTACCGTACCACTTGTATGGCAGCATTTGCATAATGAACCGTCTAATATTCTTGGACATGGTTTGTTAGAAAATCGTCCGGATGGTGTTTATATTTATGGATGGTTTAATAATACTCCTGCTGGGCAAAATGCAAAAATGCTTGTTCAGCATGGGGATATTACTCATTTATCCATTTATGCCAATAATTTGGTTGAAAAATCAAAACAGGTTTTGCATGGTGCTATTCGAGAAGTAAGTCTTGTTATGGCAGGTGCGAATCCGGGGGCAATCATTGAACATCTTAGTATTTCACATTCAGATGGTTCTGAAGTAGAAATCGAAGATGAGGCTATCATTTTTACGGAAGAAAAACTTGTATTTCAAGAAGAAATCAAGCATGCTGACGATGGAGAAAAAGAAGATATGGCTTCTCAAAATTTAAAACACGCTGAAGAAGAAACAGTGGAAGATGTTTTTAATACTCTCAGCGAAAAGCAAAAGAATGTTGTATATGCACTAATTGCAGCTATTAACGACGACGCTACTGGCGATATGGAACAATCCGAAGGAGATAATAACGTAATGAAACATAATATTTTTGATGGTGATGGTTTTGAGGACAATCGTCCTACTTTGACTCATGCTCAGTTCGCTGAGATTATGTCCGATGCAATTGCGTGTGGTTCTTTGCGTGAGAGTTTCCTTGCACATGCTGGTACTTATGGTATCGATAATATCGATTATTTGTTCCCGGATGCGAAGACCATCACTAATGAACCGACCTTTATCAAGCGTCGCACTGAATGGGTTAACAGTGTTCTGAGCGGCACTCGCCATACACCATTCTCACGTATTAAGAGTCTGCATGCTGATATCACCGCTGATGCTGCTCGTGCGAAGGGTTATATTAAGGGTAATCTGAAGAAGGAAGAAGTCTTCGGCCTGTTGAAGCGTGTGACTACTCCCACCACTGTCTACAAGAAACAGAAGTTGGATCGTGATGATATTGTTGATATCACCGATGTCAATGTCGTTGCCTGGTTGAAAGCGGAAATGCGGTTAATGTTGGATGAGGAACTTGCTCGTGCAATCCTTATCGGTGATGGTCGCGCTGTTGAATCGGAAGATAAGATCAGTGAAACGAATATTCGCCCGATCTATTCTGATAATGCTTTGTATGCTCCTAAGGTTTTGCTGGATTCCACCGATACCATCGAAGATTTCATCGAGGCTGTTATTCGCTCTCGTGAGACCTACGAAGGTTCTGGTTCTCCTGTTCTATACACTACCACCGCTCTTCTGACTGATATGCTTCTGCTCAAGGCTAGTGGTGATGGTCGTCGTATGTATGCTACGCAGGCAGAACTTGAAGCTGCTCTTCGTGTGTCGAAGATTATTGAAGTTCCTGTCATGTCTGGTGTGAATCGTGATGTTACTGTTCCTGCTCCTGCCACGTATAATCTGCAGGCCATTTTGGTTAATCTTATGGATTACACCGTCGGCGCAGATAAGGGTGGCGAGGTGAGTATGTTCGATGATTTCGATATCGACTACAATCAGCAGAAATATTTGATTGAAGCTCGCTGCTCTGGTGCTTTGACTCTGCCGAAGTCGGCTATCGTCTTCGAGAAGGTTTCCGCTGCTGGGTAATGACTAGGAGTTGATCATGGCAAAGTTTCATGGTGCTATCGGATATGTTCATACTGAAACGACAGCCCCCGGTGTGCAAGAAGAAGTAATTACTGAACGTAATTACTATGGTGACACTATTCGAAACACTAGACGGTTAGAAGGTGGCGAGGGTCTTAACGACAATTTAGTCATTAATAATCAGATTAGTGTCCTAGGCGATGACTTTGCTTATGGTAACTTCAGTACTATTCGGTATGTCACCTGGATGGGGTCAAAATGGAAGGTAACTAACATTGAAGTACAACGACCTCGTCTACTCCTAACTATTGGGGGTGTGTACAATGCGCCCTAGAACCGACTTTCATAACCTCCTCGTAGCCATCCTTGGTTCCGGGGAGGTTCATTTTCAACCTCCGGCTTCAGTCAAATTGATATATCCTTGTATCATTTACAAACGGGATACTGCTGATACAAAATTTGCAGATAATAATCCTTATGCATATGAGAAAAGATACCAGGTAACTGTTATTGATAAAAATCCGGATAGTCTTATTCCCGATAAGATTGCTGCGTTACCTAAGTGCTTATTTGATAGGCATTTTACTGCAGATAATCTTAACCACGACGTTTTTAATATTTACTTTTAAGGAGTAATATCATGGCTCAATTGATTAAATGGGACGAAGCAACCAAACGTTTCTATGAAACTGGTGTTGATCGCGGCGTTCTATATCCCATGAACACCGTTAATGGTACCTATCCGATCGGTGTTGCATGGAATGGCATTACTGCTGTTACTGAAAGTCCTTCTGGTGCTGAATCAAATCCTCTCTATGCTGATAATATCAAATACTTGAATTTGATTTCGGTAGAAGAATTTGGTGCTACTATTGAGGCTTATACTTACCCGGATGAATTCGGTGAGTGCGATGGTTCTAAGGAACCTTTGGCTGGTCTATCATTCGGTCAGCAAGGTCGGAAACCATTTGGCTTGGCTTATCGTACTATGCTTGGCAACGATGCTCTTGGGACCGATTATGGTTATAAACTTCATCTGATTTATGGTTGTCAGGCCGCTCCTTCTGAGAAGGGTTATGCCTCAATTAACGAATCACCGGAAGCCATCACTTTCTCCTGGGAAATCACTACGACTCCCGTTGCTGTGGCCGGTTACAAACCTGTCTCTTCGATCACTATCGATTCGAAGAAGGTTAATCCTACCAAATTGGCTGCGCTAGAAGCGATTCTGTACGGTGTCACTGGAACTCCTGATGTTGACGGTCGTTTGCCTCTTCCCGATGAGGTTATCACTCTCTTGACTTAGTAAGGATAGTCATCAAAATGGAACCCCATTCTAACAAGGGTGGGGTTCCTACTTATCTTGAAAGGACCCAAATGATTAAAAAAGTTATTACTTATGTTGATTATAATGGAAAAGAGCGAACAGAAGCTTTTTATTTTAATCTTACTAAAGCAGAATTGACCGAAATGGAGCTAACTACTAATGGTGGATTAGCTGATCATATACAACGGATTGTTGATGCTCAAGATAGTAAGCAACTTATTGAACTTTTCAAATCGATGCTCTTGCTTTCTTATGGTGAGAAATCTCCTGATGGAAAACGTTTTATTAAAAATCAGGAATTACGAGATGGGTTTTCTCAAACGGAAGCTTATAGTCAACTATACATGGATTTGGTAACTAATACCGAATTGGCGATTGAATTTGTCAACGGTATTATTCCAGAAATTAAAAAAGAATAATAACTAATTTTGATAAGGAGACCGGTGATGTTGCAGATTGTAATCCCCGCCACCGAAAGTTACGATGAAGTACTAGAAGAATTTGTAAATTCTAAAGAGCAGGTTCTGCAACTAGAACATTCCCTGGTCTCCTTATCAAAATGGGAGTCAAAATGGAAAAAACCATTCCTAACCAAAATTAATAAAACGTATGAGGAATCAATTGACTATATACGTTGTATGACCCTAACTCAAAACGTAGATCCTAGTATATACATACACATTACACATGATAATATTCGAGAAGTCAATGAGTATATTGAAGATTCAATGACGGCTACGACATTCTCGGTTGAAGAAACGAAAGCTCAAAGTAATCAAATAAATACTGCAGAAATTATTTACTATTGGATGATAGCATTAAACATTCCATTTGAATGCCAAAAATGGCATCTTAATCGTTTGTTAACATTAATAAATGTATGCAATATTAAGAACAAACCTCCAAAAAAGATGAATAGAAAAGATTTACTTGCTCGTAATAGAGCACTTAATGAACAACGACGAATGGCATTACATACTGGAGGATGATATGATATCTTTTAAACACAAAGGTAATTTTAAAAAAACAGATAAATTACTAACTGGTGCTTTAAAAATTAATGTTTTAAATATCCTTCACAAATATGCAAAGCAAGGAATTATAGCATTAAGTACTGCAACACCAAAAGATACAGGAATTACTGCTAATTCATGGGATTATATTATTAAACTTAAAGATCATGGATACAGTATATCTTGGACCAATTCAAATACTGTTAATGGTATACCGATTGTAATTCTTCTGCAATATGGGCATGGCACTGGAACTGGTGGATATGTTGAAGGACGAGATTTTATTAATCCAGCTATAAAACCAGTAATGGATAAAATTGCAGATGATATATTTGAGGAGGTAAGAAAACTATGACGAGCGTCGACAAACGTGTTGTCGACATGGAGTTCAATAATAGACAATTTGAACAAGGTGTCAGACAAAGTACGGATTCTCTTGCTGCATTAAAAAAAGGTCTTAATCTTGATGCCTCAGCAAAAAGTTTAACCAATTTAGGTAATGTAGCTAATAATTTTTCTTTAGCAAGTATATCTGAAGGTGTTACTGCTCTTTCCAATCGTTTTTCTGCTTTTGGTATTATGGGTATGACGGTACTAGCTAATCTAACAAACTCGGCTGTTAATCTTGGTAAAAGAATGTTCAATGCAATTGCGATTGCGCCGATTAAAATGGGTTGGCAAGAATATGAAACCCAAATGAACGCAATTCAAACAACTTTAGCTAATACCGCATCAAAAGGAACTACTCTTAGTGATGTTAATAAAGCTTTAGATGAACTAAATACTTATGCAGATAAAACCATTTATAATTTTAGTGAGATGACTAAAAATATTGGTACATTTACTGCTGCTGGTATTAGTCTAGAAACATCAGTTGAAGCCATTAAAGGTATTGCTAATTTGGCTGCTGTTTCCGGTTCTAATTCTCAACAAGCAAGTACAGCAATGTATCAATTATCACAGGCATTGGCTTCCGGTACAGTTAAACTAATGGACTGGAACTCTGTAGTTAATGCTGGTATGGGTGGTCAAGTATTTCAAGATGCGCTTAAAGAAACTGCTCGTTTACATAAAATAAATATCGATGACATGATTAAACGAGAAGGAAGCTTCAGAGAAACTCTTCAAAAAGGCTGGCTTACTTCAGAAATTCTTACTGAAACCCTTGCAAAATTTACTGGTGATTTGACAGCTGACCAATTGAAAACAATGGGCTATACTGAAGAACAAATTGCTGGTATTTTGAAACTTGGTGTTACAGCAAATGATGCAGCAACAAAAGTAAAAACCATTACACAATTGCAACAGACATTGATGGAAGCTATTCAATCTGGTTGGGCTAAATCTTGGCAAATTATTCTTGGTGATTTTGAAGAAGCCAAAGTATTTATGACATCACTAAGCGATTTATTTGGTGGATTGATTGGCCAATACTCTGATGCTCGAAATACTCTTCTGCAAAAATGGAAAGATGCCGGTGGACGAAAAGCTTTAATTGCAGCCTTGACAAATTCTTTGAATGCTTTATTTAAAGTATTAGGAATTGTAAAAGAAGCATTTACCGAAATTATTCCTCCAGTAACGGGTTTTCAACTAGGTGTTTTATCTTGGAAAATTAAATTCTTAACAGATAAATTGACACTTAGTGAAGAAAGTGCTGAAAAATTAAAAAAAACTTTTAGAGGAGTTGCTGCTATATTTGATATAGTGATTATGGCAGTAAGCGCTATAGCGAGTGGTTTTGCTGATTTAATTGGTTTAGCGGCACCTGCTGGAGGTAGTATTCTTAATTTTACAGCGAATTTAGGTGATTTTATCGTTGGTATCAGAGATGCAATTAAGGCTAATGATACCTTTAATAAAGCAATAGATAAAATTAGAACTTTTGTATCTAATGCTAGCGTTGCGATTAAAGGATTTTTAACAACCTTACAACCATTTTTTGATCGTGGAAAAAATTTCATTTCAGACACTTTCAAAAATACAGATCTAAGCGGTGTTGATGCCTTTGTCAAACGTTTTAAAATTAGATTTGAACCTTTAACCGCTTTATTTGAAACGGTCGGCAAAGTATTTGTTTGGTTTGGAAAAATAGTAGAACGAGTTTCTCCATTTTTCTTTAAACTAGCGTCCTTAATTGGAAAAGCTGTTGGCGGATTTGTCGATAATATTATGGATGGTTTAAATGATCTAGATTTTAATAACGTTTTTGACACGGTTAATGGTGGTTTAATCGCAGCGTTAATTTTAGCTGTAAAGAAATTTGTTGATGGTGGATCTGGAGTATTTGGTGGTATTACAGATATTTTAGATGGAGTAAAAGGAAGTCTTGAAGCTTGGCAACAATCTTTAAAAGCAAAAACTTTACTGTCAATTGCCGGTGCCATTGCATTACTCGCAGTATCACTTATTGCATTATCTTTAGTGGATCCTAAAAAACTTAATGCTGCTCTTATGGCAGTAACAGTAATGCTTAGCCAGTTATTAGGCGCTATGGCATTAATAGAAAAAATCCCCGGGGGTAAAAATTCAACAAAATCGATTGGTATGTTGACTACTTTAGCAATATCATTGCTACTTATTGCTAGAGCAGTAACAATTCTATCAAGTTTAGATCCTGTTGAATTGACTAAGGGACTTATTGGCATATCTGTTATTTTAACAGAACTTGCTTTGTTTATGGAAGCAACTTCCAATACCAAAATTGGTGGAGGTAAGGGACTAGGTTTAATATTAATGGCAACGTCATTAATAATTCTAGCATCAGCTGTAGAAAAATTTGGCAATATAGATCCAAAAGTTCTTCAGCAAGGATTATTAGGTGTTGCTGCTGTATTAACTGAATTGGCTTTATTTACTAATTTGACAGGGAATAGTAAAAATGTTATTAGTACAGCACTTGGTCTCACCATTCTTGCAACAGCAATGCTTATATTTGGTTCCGCAATAGAAAAGATTGGTTCGTTGTCTTGGGAACAAATAGGTAAAGGCTTAGCAGGGATGGGTGCTGGTTTATTAATAATGGCTGGCGCACTTCGTTTAATGCCAAAAAATATGTTGGGAATGGGCCTTGGTCTTTTAGTTGTGTCCACGTCCATGGTAGTAATGGCACAAGCTTTGCAACAAATGGGAACTATGTCCTGGGAAGAATTAGGAAAAGGTCTTGGTAGTTTAGCTGCTTCTATGCTTATTTTAGCTTTGGGTTTAAATGCTATGAGAGGAACTATTGGTTCAGCAGTTGCTATTTTAATAGTATCTGGTGCGCTAATGTTACTCGCTCCGGCATTAAAGCAATTAGGTTCCATGTCATTAAAAGAGATCGGTTTATCTTTATTAACATTGGCAGGTGTATTTGTTATTATTGGTTTGGCTGGTCTTATTTTAGCGCCATTAATTCCAACATTGATTGCTCTTGCAGGAACTATGCTATTATTTGGTTTAGCTACAGCAGCAGTTGGGGCTGGTATATTAGCATTTTCTGCTGGTTTATCTGCTTTATCTGTTGCTGGAACAGCTGGTGCAGCAGCATTAGTAGTGATTATTACTAGTATTATTGGTCTCATTCCAGCAATAGCAATACGAATAGCAGAAGCTATTGTAGATTTTGCAATGGTTCTCAAAGCTGGAGTACCTATTATTGGTGAGACAATTCTAGTTATATTTCAGACATTAATTAGTATTATTATTAATGTTGTTCCGCAAGTTGCTGATGCTATTGTATTTTTGCTAGTTTCTATATTAGAAACGATCGCCACTAATATTCCTCGAATTGTTCAAGCTGGTTTTGACATTATTCTTGGTTTATTGAAAGGTATTCGTGATAATATTGGAGAAGTAGTAACCGTTGCGATTGAAATAGTTACGGAATTTATCGATGCCGTGGCTAAAAAACTTCCAGATATTATTGCTTCTGGTTGGAATTTAATTCTATCATTTATCAATGGTTTAGCAGATAGTGTTGATGATAACTCAGAAGCATTGGGAGAAGCAGTCGGAAGTTTGGCATCAGCAATCATCACCGGTCTCGCAAATGGTATTATTGCTGGTGGAAAAGTTGTAGTTGATGCTATTATTGATTTGGCTAAAAAAGCTTTAGCAGTATTTGGAATTACCATCGATTCTAATTCTCCATCTAAAGAATTTAAAATACTAGGTGGTTATATTCCATTAGGAGTAGCTGAAGGAATTAATCAATTAGCAAATAAAGTAACTTCTGCTGTTGGTAATTTAGCGTCAGATGCAATTTATTCAATGGGAAATCTTGCTAATACTATTTCTTCTGCTTTGGCAAATGAAATGGATATGCAACCATCCATTCGTCCAGTATTAGATTTGACAGACGTCAAGACTAATGCTAAAGAATTAAATGGTTTATTAGCAAATCAAACTTTGGATATAACGGCTACAGCTAAACAATTGTCTAATGTTTCTTCAGGTATGCAACAAGCATCCAATGGAAATAATCAAACAATTAATCCTAATCAAGGATCAACCATTTCTTTTACCCAAATTAATAATTCTCCAGTTGCTTTGTCGAGTGTTGAAATTTATCGGCAAACAAAAAATCAATTATTATTGTTGAAAGGATTGGCAGTTAATCCATGATTAAAAATATCACAATTATAAATCACTTAAATGAATCTTTGACTATTGATATGAGGTTCCCGGAGAAATCCGGGTTCCTCATTCGTAATATAGAAGGTTTAGGACCAAGTAAAGCAAGTATTAATATGGAAGAAATGGCCGGAGCAGATGGTTCTAGTTATAATTCTTCCCGTGCTTTATCAAGAAATATCGTACTAACTTTAGGATTTTTAGAAAATCCAACAATAGAAATCACTAGACAAAATTCTTATAAATATTTTCCAATTAAACGTAGAGTTGGTATATTTATTGAAACTGACACTAGAATTTGCGGCGTATATGGGTATGTAGAATCAAACGAACCAAATATTTTTAGTTCTATGGAAGAGAGTATTATTTCTATCCTTTGTCCAGATTCATATTTGTACTCGATAAATGGTGCAGTAACTAATTTCAGTGCTGTTACTGGTATGTTTCAATTTCCATTTTCTAATGAGTCGTTATCTGAAAAACTAATTAAATTTGGTTTGATCGAGATCAATTCTGCAAAAACAGTATACTATACTGGCGATTCTCCTGTCGGTGTCGTAATTTATATTCATGCTATTGGACCTGCGACGGACGTAGAAATTATTAATTTACGCTCTGCAGAAACAATGAAAATAGATACAACTAGATTGGCGGCTTTGACTGGTTTTGGAATTTTGGAAGGTGATGACATTATTATCTCAACAGTTAAAGGAGATAAATATGTTCGATTATTAAGAGATGGAGATTATTACAATATTTTAAACGCTTTAGATAAAGATGCCGATTGGTTTCAAATCGAAAAAGGTAATAATCCATTTGTGTATACTGCAGCAACTGGTTCAACAAATTTGCAATTTCGTTTTGAAAATCAAATTGCTTATGAGGGTATTTAATATGGAACTATTAGTATTAAATTCTGAATTAGAAGCAATCGGCGTTATTGATACTTTTAAATCTCTTATTTGGACTGATCGTTATTGCGGATTTGGAGATTTTGAATTATTGTCCACGCCAAATCGTAATTTTCTTAGTAACATGGTTTATGGAAAATATTTACAATTTTTAGATTCAGAACATCTAATGGGGATTGAATCTTTAAATATAAAATCTCATGTTACTTCGGGAAAAAATATGATTGGAAAGGGACGATCTATTGAAAAGATTTTAGAACAACGTATTATTTGGAAT